CGTAGCATATTGGCTGATTGTTGATATTCACATTCATCAAAATCTGCCATGCTTTCTAATACATCTGCTAATTCATATGCGTTCATTCTTCAGCATCCTCCATCACAGCCCTCTGAACCAATCGATTGACCTTATCAGCGATAGCGACATCAAGATCAGCCATGACTGTATCGTAGCCATAATCCCCGATTAGATCGACCATGTCCATCAATATGAAATGGTATCGTGCCTCTTCGTTATGCGACATCATCTTCAAAGCCCTCCCTTAATTGATCGCACATATCTTGCATTGACGCAAGGCAAGTAGGGCAGAAAGCAACATACAGGATACCGAAATAACCGTTGATACCGCCCTCATCCTCTAGCGAGAAATCGCAAGAACATACATTACATTTTTCCATAATGCCTCCGTAAGATACGACAATACATCAAATTAACAATAAATACAATGACATAAAAACAACATATTGCTATTGACAAAATCATAAATCTATGCTACCCTCACTATATAGATAACTTCATAGTGATACGATGTATATAACAATGGTAATTATTACTATGTATATAACATTAGCAGTATCATTATAGGTCTTCATTGTCTGTATAGCCTGTATAGTCCTCGTAATCGGTGAACAAATCATCCATACTAGGCATATCAGCCTCGTGTAGTAAATCCTTCCTATCGATTGTCGGAATCAATACATCTAGTCCGGTATAACAATCTTGACACATATCCAAGTATTGCCCGTCTAGGGTCTTCCTAGTGGATTCGTAATCGTTTAATAACTTATCACATATTGTGCAGTGCATAAAAACCTCCTCTATTCGATTAAAACATAGTAGTTGAGCCTTAGGTATTAACGAGCCAAAATAGACCCTGTTTTTAGCCTGATTCTAGCGTTTATTTTACGACTAGGGTATTACCTCACCTCTAAAAACCTCTCTAAAGCCGTTTAAATCGATTCTAGAGGTATTCCCAAGCATAGCATAGCATTACACCGACTAAGTGATAGACAACATAAGCCATAATCAGGTAAAAACAGAACCACCAATAGATTGTTTTCATAGTTTCTCGCAGTTAATGTATTTGCCATCAGAACAGATAAAACATACCGTTGATCCGTTAGGCGTGTCTATAATCACGCTACGACAGGCATAAGCGCTAGTCATAAACGAGAATAAACCTAATATAATCAATATCTTAGCTTTCATTGTAATATTCTCCGTGTTTTTGGTTCAAAATCTCCATGAAGTCCGAATACCAACGCTCAAATTCTCCTGATCCATACATATCACGAAATGTAGGATCGTCTAAGCGCATTGATACGAACTCTAAAAAGTATTGGAATTTATCCTTGTCCATGATTTATGCCTTTAATTGGTTATATAACATTGTTAAATTATCGTCAGAATAATTCGTATAACCGCCTTGTGCTAGAAAATCAACGATTATTTGAACATTCTCATAGTCCGGATCGCCTACGATCCAATCTATTTCGTTTTGTGTTAATGCCTTAATCATTTGAATTCTATTCATGTTTATAAGCCTCCATGTATTGAGAAAATAACTCCTGTGCTAGTGTTTCCGCCTCTGAATCTGTCATAGGATCGCAATAAGGCAACTCAACTAATAAAGCGTCATTAAAGAATAATTCATAGGTGTGCTGATCTTCGTCATAGTGATAATTAAGCATTTTTGTAAGCCTCCCGTGCATTGTGAATGTTTAGCCAAAGATTAAAGAGTTCCCCATCAGATAATCGCCAAAGGTGTTGCTGATACTCTTTTGGGGTTTTACCATCAAGGTATCCTAAGTCCTTCCAAATCTCATATTGTAGTTCTGATCTAGTCATTTTGCTTTACTCCCGCTACGCATAATATTACATGATCACAATTAGGATCAAATCCAAAGTTCTTAGCTAAGTCTTCCCAATCATGTGGCACTAATGACGACTCTATCCGAATCCATCCGCCTTTAGGTAAAACGGTATAACCATGCTTTACTACTTCTCGTTTAGTAATCATGCCATAGCCTCATTAAAAATAGATTGATAACAATGCGAACAAATAGCGTCTAAGCCTTGATCGCTCATACAGTCAATTATGACTAACTGCTTTTCTGTATGTTCTGACCATTCGACATTCCAAAACAATTCACTATTTTGGTGTATCGATCCGCATTTGTCGCAATCCTGTAAACCTTGCATTAACTGTTCATCGGTAATCATATAAATTATTCCTTTACTATTCTGCTAATTAATTCACATACGGCATTTGCGTAAAACTCTAGTTCTTGGCTTTTGTCTATTCTGTTTCCGTTTTCATCGAGCGAATAAACCCTAAATGATCCGTTTGGATATTGATAAATAGAAAACCCGCATTCAAAATGCTCTGATTTAATCATACTTTAACCTCGATTATGTTATCAATATTCCATTCCCCATGCTCATCGGTTGAAAAGTCTTCACCGTCTGCATTGTAAGCAATCTCTTTCGCCTCTTCCTCGTTTTCTGCCTCTACATCCATTGAACAATAAACGGTATAACTCGCTAAGATTTGATAATGTTTCATGCTATCGCCTTTCTTTGTGATTTAACCCTGTCAATCCATCCGTCTAAGATGTCCCAATTTAAACCTTCTGAGCAATCGTGATATTTATCAGCTAAGCGTAAAACCTCTCTAGCCTCTTCTTTTGTGATTGTAGGTTCTTCGTCTTCATCCCATCCGTTAGACTGTCCTAAAACATCGTCAATACTCCACCAAATAGCGATCCAATCCGGATTAGTCAGCATAGCAAACCTACGCTTTAGCTTTTCCGCCTCGTAATCGTTCTCTACTTCTACCGTAAATGTTAGTTTCATTTTAAGCCTTTCATACTGTTAATAATGCTTTTTTAGCGTCTTCCTCAGTCTTAAACCATTCAACATGATAAGGATAGTCTTCTTCACAATCATATACATAAATTCCATGTATTAACCCTTGATTATCATCACCATAGAATGAGTCTAATTCTTCATCAAACCAATTAACATATTTAGCATAGATCATACGACACCTATCGCAGTCAAATGCCACATAATTTGGGCAAAGATGAACAATAAAATACCAATAATGACCATGTGATAGTTCTTCATTATTCCGCCTCGCTTTCTTCGTCTTCTTCGTCTTCTTCTTCTTCTTCTTCTTCTTCGGTCGTTAATTCATTAGCATCTAACCAATCACTAAAACCACAATTAAACGCTATCGGGTCTAATTCTTCAAGGATTCGAGAGGCACAAAACGACATACCGCAAATCTCAATATCGTGCAGTTCGTCTATTTCGTCTCGATATTGTTGTAATGCTCTGTCTTCGTCAATATATGTATAAGCCATGATTAAACCCCTTTCACTAAGTTGTCAAAATACTCTTGATCCTCATAACGATTTGTAGCTAATAACCATCCCGACAATGCAAACCACTTATTGATATGCTTTGTTGTAGTCTTAGACCATTTCTTACGGGTTTGCACAAACTCATCTTGTGTAAACAATGCAACCGGTGTTGCGTAGCTAAATAAAACCCTGTCGCCATTGGCTAAGGTTAATTCTGTCATGTTTGATGCTATTGGTTTGATCTTCATAATTTAATACTCCTTGTCTAAAGTTAAGATACTGCCTGTTAAGTTTACTACTGATTAGCAATACTCACGCCATACGCAAGTATTACCTAAACCATTAACGCATGAGCCGTTAGGGATCGCTTCAGGTGCGTCTAAAGTGCCATAAGTGCAAAACATAAACTCATCCCCATATTGACCCCAAATAGTCTTTTCTGTGAATTGATACAAAACAATGCTCTTTGGTGATTGTGAGTAATTAATCATGGTTCTATTCTCCTGTGTTGATAACTTAATTGTCAGCCCTAGCACCTGATTAGATAACTAGGGCAAACCCTTATTAATCAAACCAATTGATTTGAATGTTACGAATGCCACAACAATCAATGACTAATTGCTCTAGGTTTTCGCATAGGCTACTATCAATCGAGCATCCTAAAGTATCTGAGATCAATAGAAGTTTATCCCTAGTGTTAGCGTATTCGTTTAGTAAATCGTCTGTAATATATTTCATTAATGGGTTCATGGTTTTACTCTCCTGTTCTACTGTTTGACTAAGACCCTATCGCTAGGGTTTCGGCTATTCAAGCCTCTTCAGTTAGCCTTTAATAAAACTGACTCAATAATTGCATTTCTGTTTGCTCTCCATTCTTAGCAATATCGTGAGTCGCATTAAGAATCATTTGAGCCTGTTCCTTTGTCATTCCGAATTGGAGTGCTGTATTGTAGACTGCGATCGCTACTACATCAGGCTGGTTATATGCTGGTTTAGTTGTCATGATTTCTCTTCCTTGTTTGTTTGTTTAACTTGTTTACTACTAGACTCCATTCTATATGGTTTTCTAGTTTGTCAATACTAGGGTTTTCCCGGATTCTTACAATGTGGAATATAACCTTTAGTTATGACTTCTCAGGTTTTTATACTTAGGGTTTACCCTCGAAAATCGAGATCTTTTCTCGGCAATACTAACCCCTCAACTCAGACGAAAACGCCTCTAAAGCCCTGTATTGCAGTCTAAACAGTATCTCAGGGTTTACCCTAGGTTGTCGATAGTGTTAGGCTATCAAGTGCCAATGGCGATAGCTTAGACCTATTGGGTGGAATACTGTATAGGTGAACAGTATAGGTGCTTCACCGCCACATACACCCGATAGTTTTACTCTATTGTTAGCAATCAAGTCCTATGAGTGCTAATATGCGTGTAAGCGTATATTCGTCATAGCGTATATTCGCCATCATCGATATTGTTGCATAAAAACAACACCGGGGGGAGGGTCTGTGATGTGATGATGATTTCGTTGGAGCCGCTACTGTATACAAAAAAGTAAAAAGCAAGCATACAAAATAGTAAAAATGGACTATATTGCACTGCAATGTAAGTCTTTGAAATTAAAAGAAGAATTAACTATCAAGATCAATGAAGGAAATGGGGACGGAATCGGCGCACACGAAGTGGTCTCTAGCGTAGGGTAAGCGGAGACCTATCAAGCCGATGGAGTCCCGCACCGTAAGGGATAGCATAGTAACTATTCTGTACAAAAACAGGCGATATTGTACAATATATGATACATTATTGTAAAAAAGTAAGAAACTACTTGACAAAAACGAAAAAGTATGATATAGTTCGCACTATATAGAACTTTGACGATTCGTTGGGGATGATTCGTTAGCGATATAGGATGATTAATATACTTCTTCTATAGAAAACTCTCCTATAGCGAAAAGCCCTATATAGTAGCAAATCGTTAATTTCTTCGTCTTCCCACTAAGGATAAAAGACAATGTCTGATTCTGTCGAAATAAATACTTCTGTCGTTGAAGTTAAGAAGGAACGACCAAAGTTAGTTCGTCGTAAAGTAGGTCGTCCGCTAAAGAAGAACATTGAGGCGAAAAAGAAGGGTAACCGTGGAAAAGTCGGTAGACCCGCCGGAGACGCAGCACGAATCAATGAGTTCAAAGCCAGATTGCTTGGAACCTCCGGAGATAAGATTATTGAGACTTTGATCCACAAAGCATTAGACCCTAACGATAAGGATCAAATCGCTGCATTAAAGATGTGTGTCGATCGTGTCTTACCGCTGTCGATGTTTGATGCCGCCAAGAATAGCGGTCAAACACCACAGATTAGCATCAACATAACATCCTTGGGCGACCCAAAGATCGAACAAGCTGAAATTGTTGACAGTATTGAATATACTGATATACAATGTAAAGATGAAAGGACCGACTCGTAAGAGCTTTCAGCATGTCGCAGGTGCATGCGGTCAAACACCTGTTCCAACTCCTCTGAAAGGGATAAAATGAAGAAATGTACTAAGTGTCAAGAAGTTTTGCCGTTAACTGCTTTTAGTAAACACCGTAGACATAAAGACGGTTTGAGATTTAGATGTAAGTCGTGTGAGTCTCAAGACGCAAAAGATAAACGACAAAAAGACTTGGCAACAGATTATGAAGGCACAAGAGCAAAAGAACGAGCCAATAATCTAAAACGAATGTTTGATATTAGTATTGAGTATTGGAAACAAAAAGCTAATGCTCAAGACAATAAATGTGCCATTTGTAGCAAGGAATGTATAACTGGTAAAAGGCTTTGTGTTGATCATGATCATGAGACTGGTCAAATACGAGATTTGTTATGTACAAACTGTAATCAAGGCTTAGGTAAGTTTCAAGACGATCCACAACTGCTAGAAAAAGCAGCGGACTATTTAAGAAAACATGGCAGAACTTAACTTTAAGCTATTAAAATGGCAAACCGAGGTCTTCAAAGATAAGACTCGCTTTAAAGTAATAGCAGCCGGGCGGCGGTGCGGTAAAAGCCGTTTAGCAACGATGATGTTGATCATCAAAGCATTAGAAGCTCCGGAAGGGTCGGCAGTGCTGTATGTGTCGCCAACGCTAGGGCAGTCCCGTCAGATTATCTGGGACAGTCTCCTAGAGATTGGTAAGCCGGTGATTAAGTCGGCACACATTAACAATCTGGACATCACGCTGATTAATGGTCGTAAGATTCATGTCCGTGGTGCAGATAACAGCGATACCCTTCGTGGTCTCAGTCTGTATTACGCAGTACTTGACGAGTGTGCGTTTATTAAGCAGGACACTTGGGAGAAGATTATCCGAGCATCGCTCTCGGACCGTAAAGGCGAAGCGATGTTTATCTCGACTCCGTCAGGGCGGAATTGGTTTTATGAGATGTACAAGCTAGGCTTTGAAGGAGAAGATCCGGAATGGAAGGCTTGGCACTTTACCACTAAAGACAATGAGACGATTGACCCAAAGGAAGTGGATGCTGCTCGGAAGACGCTTTCGTCGTTTGCATTTAAGCAAGAATACGAGGCATCGTTTGATAATGCGGGGCAGGAGATCTTCAAGGAAGAGTGGCTTCGATATGGCGAAGACCCACAGTTCGGAGACTATGTTATTGCGATCGACCTCGCTGGATTTGAGGATGTTGCTAAAAATGCGGGCGCTTCAAAGAAACGCTTAGACGAATCCGCAATAGCGATTGTCAAACTAGAAGACAATGGCGATTGGTTTGTTGAGAGAATTATCCACGGTCGGTGGGACATTAAAGAGACCGCTGGAAAGATTTTAAGGGCAGTACAGGAGTATCAGCCTATCGGAGTAGGAATCGAGCGTGGGGCGCTAAAGAATGCGGTAGCACCCTATCTAAACGATTTGATGCGGAAGTACAATGTTTACTTTCACATCACAGATTTGACGCACGGCAACAAGAAGAAAACAGAACGGATTGCGTGGGCGTTACAGGGCAGATTCGAGCATGGCAGGATCACCCTAAACAAGGAAGAAGACTGGAGAGAGTTAGTAGATCAGTTACTCCTCTTCCCCACCGCTAATGTGCATGACGACTTAGTCGACGCATTGGCGTATGTAGATCAGTTAGCGGTATCCAATTATCAGCAGGATTATGAAGATGACGGATACGAGACTTTGGATGTTATAAGCGGATACTAATGGAAGATATTTTAAAACAAATCTACGCTGAATACCCAATACTGAGTCAGTACCCATTTAAGGTCATTGATTCTCGTGGTAAAAAATCTCCGTATGGCGGAGTAATAGAATTCTATAGCCCAGACGAGAAATATAACCCAAATCCGGGAGTACCTACTTTAGAAGTATTCTCCAAAGACTTAAAAGGTGATGAATTAAAACGAGCAATTTTTGGTGATATGCTTCATTATCTACCAGAAGTTGATCCTCAGTTTGCTAAAGCGAGAGAAACAATTATTAGTTCTTTAACGCCTGAACAACTAGCGATCGATAAAGCAGCTTACGAAAGAGCCAAGAAAGAAAATAAAGAAACACGATCTTTTGAAGATTGGTTCCGTATTAGCAGACAAGATGCGTATTTGCGTGGGTTTCTTGCCCCGGACCGTAATAACGAATGGGCTGGCGCTTACACCCCACAACAAGAAGAAATGTTAATGGGTTTACAGCAGTATTTAAAAACACCTATTAAAGTAGAACCAGTATCTCCGTTTTACACTGATCCATTTGGCGATACCACTAAGTAAGGAAAATCATGGCAGAATTCAAAAACGACGAACTTGGACAAAACGAGTTCTATCAACCGACTGAATCCGATAAAGAGATCGTCGAGTTTGTTGTAGGTCACTGCGATCGTTGGCGTGACCATCGAGATACTAACTATTTAGAAGATTGGAAAGAGTATGAACGGATATTCCGAGGTAAGTGGGCTGCAGAAGACCGTACTAGAGAATCTGAGCGCAGCCGTATTATCTCCCCAGCGACTCAACAAGCTGTGGAAACAAGACACGCAGAAATTTGCGAAGCTATCTTTGGAAATGGTGAATGGTTCGATATTCGTGATGACCTTGCCGATACAAATCTTATCGATGTGGAGCAACTTAAACTCCAACTCAAAGAAGACTTAGAAAAAGAAAACATCAAGAAAGCTATCACTCAGATTGAGTTGTTAGCGGAAATCTACGGTACTGGTATCGGTGAGTTGACCGTTACCAAGAAGACCGAGATGTATCCTCAGACCATGCCGATGCCTGACGGCACTGCTGCCTACGGCGTGATGGAAAAGGAATACACTTGCGTCAAACTCAACCCCATCAATCCTAAGAACTTCCTCATTGATCCTAACGCTGTGAGCGTGGACGATGCGATGGGTGTGGCTATCGAGTCTTATGTCTCTATCCATCAGGTCGTATCGGGTATGGAAAAGGGTATCTACAAGAAAGTAGACATCCAACCCTACGGT